CTTTCATTAAAATTTAGACCCTTGGCTATGGTGATTTCACCCCAGACGCGAGCAACCGCCTTGTATAACAAATGCTCTATAGGTTTGATGAATCTTCCTAATTCGACGCAATATTTCGGGGACCGGGGAGATATTAACCTGGGTGCAGGGTCCACCTTAGTCCACGAACAAACTTTTTCGTCCTTAATGAAGATGTTGATATCTCCATCCGCATCCTGCAACCCGTCCCTAACCAACTGCTCAACTGCTGCTTCATAACGCTTACGCTTGGGTCCATCATAGCACTGGACGAATTCATCCAATGAGATGGGTCCCTCAAGCTTGGGCATTTTCTTCAACAGTCTTCGTCGGTATTCTTCAAGGTCAAAGATACTCGGCCTGGGGGGAGGCACAAAACCTCCAGCGCCATCCGACACCATCTTCAACCTTTCCCCTATCCCGCGCAAAACATTGTCCAGAGAATTGTTGTGAGTGTAAACAATTCCTGGAGTAGGAAGACTGCGGTCCATGACAAGAAACCGCTCCTTTCTTTGCCCTTTGTCATCTTCCAACGCTTGCACCCTTACCCCTGGTATACATTCAATCTTGGGCTTACTATTGTATCCAGGAACAAGCGTTAGGCATCCCTATTTCCATCCCTTCACAAACTTCCTCTCATTATAAAACTCCATCCTAGCCTGCTTCTTAACCTCCTTGTTGCTCTTCTTGTCCTGAGCAACACATTCATCAGTTGGCAGAAACGACATCTCGATTGTGTCCCGAAGAAACACATCCAATTTGTGTATGTTCTTACCAATCTGTTGACCATATGTCTCTTTCCACTGTCCTAGCAACCACCTATGAAGAGCTCCTCGATTGATCGGGGTGTCCTGACACATCTGCACATACAAAAAGCGAACTTTTGCAGCTCTAGCCCATTTGGCACAGAAGGTCTTATGGTTACGCCTACGAACTCGAGTAAGTTCCCCTACATCAGGGTGAAATCCCTCACGTATCTGGTGTGAAACCACTTCAGTGAAACCA